TTCATAATCATTAGAACCATCATATAAAAAGACATTTCCGTTTGAAGGTGCTATATAGTAATTTCCTACGCTATCCGTAGATGTTCTCGTGTAGTGAGCAGTGTCAAATGATTGCCTAATAGTTCCACTTTGTCCATAAACATTTAACTTATCACCCGGCGCCGTCGTGCCGATGCCGACGTTGCCGGTAGTACTTATATCCCCATTAGTATCATCAAAGAGCCATTTATTTGTGGTAGCACCTACTGTGTTACCATCACCAACTGTTAAATTCCCACCTGTTAAAGAAGCTGTACCATCTGTAATTGTACTGCCTGTTATAGTATTCGTGGCTGTCAAAGCTCCGTCTGATGGAGAATTAATCTGTGTAAATGTACCGTTAACTATATTTCCATCTCCTGACATAATATTGTCAAATTGACTTACTACTGTGCAATTAGTACCTATTGATAAACCATAGCTTGAACCGCCACCATCGGCAACATGCAAATGATTATACATTCCACGTATAGCAAGAGAAGTAGCAGAAGTGTATATAGAACCATAAGCAGTCTTACCTGCACCTCCACAAGTAACGTGGACAGTATTACCTATATATTCACTGGTACCAGAACCAGCTAAATAAGCCACACCATTAACTATTACTGCGTCTGTGTCGGTTACATCTACATTACAACGGTATAAATCTAAAATACCTGTACCTGTTCCATATCCTAAAGTAATTGCATCAGCAGCGTTAGAGCCATCTATATCCACTGTAACTCGCCTTAACTCAGCAGATACTCCTGCTCCTAAAGTTATCGCTTGTTTAATCTGTCCTGTTGATATTGCAGCATTATTATATTTTAAAGTTCCTCGTACTTGCTTAAAAGTTCCTGTTGTATTTATTACAGTAGGACTTCCAGCAATCGTCCCTGAAGCCGCAACCTCTAAATGTGTATCGCGGCAGGAGAGTGCGCCGCTACCTGTTATCATATCTATTGCAGAGGTATAAGTTCCTACAAGTTTAATATTACTCATTCTACAACCTGTAAACGCACCGAAATCGCATATTTGGGCTGTGTTGGTAATCATTGTTTGGAGAGTAAGACCAGCACCAACAATACATTGATTATCAGCTGTGAAATTGAGTGTATCATCGGTGTAGGTTCCCGGATAGACTATAAATAACTCATTACCTACTGCATTGGCTGTAAGTGCTGCTTGGATAGTAGTGTAATCTCCCCCTGCAGGAGAAATAGATACTGTTTTAGTGTAAGGTGTTACGATAGAACCAAAATCACCTATGCCTGTAGTGGTATAATCTCCTGTGCCTGCGGATATATCTACATCTGCGCCTGTAATATTCCCCATTCCTGTAAGGTTGCCACCTGAGAGGGTTGCTGTGGAGTCTGTGAGAGAAGTACCAGTTATGGTAGCCCCTGTAAGAGATGCTAAGGTATTGCCACCTATTCCATAGTTATATAGAGTGAATAAATCATTATCGGCGTTGTAATCTAAGTATCCGTGATCAGGAGGGCTTCCAAAGAAAAACTGCAAACTTGAATTACTGCAACCTATCCCCGCGGCTGTTATAGTTTGGTCTGTTGAAGAACCTCTATCGCATACTGTGTCAAGGGTGTCTGCCTCGGTAGCGTCAAAGGTAATAGTATCCCCCGACTCTGTTATTGTTATAATACCAGTATCAGCAAAGGTTATTCCGAGTCCCTCCGTTGCTTCTGCGTCAGGTGTAGTTATGGTGTTAATTTCATTTGTAGTAGAGCTATCATAGTCTGTATCGGCTGTAGCGGTGCTTAACACGCCCGTAGTGCCATTTACTTTCACTATGCCATCAGATAGACTTGTTAGGGCTTGTTCGGCTGTTAGAGTAGCATTTACGGTCTGTGTGATGTAGGTTGCATTTGTGGGGGCTCCACTTCCGCCAGCTACCTCATCTAAGGTTTCAAGGGCAGTCTGTACATCTATATCAGTTGAAGATAGGTTATTATCAAAGTTAGTAGTATCTGTTTGCACCCCTTCCGCGAGAAATACCTCTACGCCATCAATAAACTCGGAAGCATAAGCACAAGAAGCAAATAGCAGTATAAAACAACCTATTAGTAATTTCTTCATTGACTTTTTAGCCTTTTTAGTTCTTCGGTTAATTTCTTATCCCGGACTAATTTCTTGAATTTCAGCTCGTCTATCTCAAATTCTGTCTTTTGGGTGTCTAATTCCCTTAACTGTGCTCTAAATGATACCTCTAACGCAGTAGCTTTATTCTGGGCCTGTAGAGCTTCTTTCTTGGCTTCTTCTGCTTCAGCTAATACTTTATTCATTGCTCTGGTTACTGATTCATACTCGGCTTTCTTGATGTTGTAATCTTTTTTAGCTTCTTCGAGTTTGATCTTCTCTCTTTTGAGTTCTTCTTCTAGATGTAGATACTTATTCACTTGCCCTTTGGCTTCGTGTAGCATATCCTCAAGTGATAATTTATTCTCTTTTAGCTCAGAGGTTTCTTTTTCCAACGAACTCTTAGCAATCTCTATTTCCTCATTGTATCTATCCTGTTCCTTTGAGAAATCATCTATCTTCTGTTGTAGGAGCTTTTTATCGTGCTTTAAGAGTTTATCCTTAGATACCAAATCTTTCTCCGCTTGGATATTCTTTTCTGCCTGTTTTTTGGCTATTTCTATTAAATTATCGAGTTCTTTCTTAGATGAGTTAATCTCTGCTATATCTTTAGTAATCTGCCGTTCTACCTCTTTACCATTTTCCACTAAGATTTTGTTCTTGGTGGTTATTTCTTTTTTTTTATCTTGTTCTTGTAATGCCGCAGATTTTATCTTGTCTATGTCCTCTAACAATCCGTCTTTCTTTGTTTCATTCTTCTTGATGTCTGATACAAGCTCTCGTTTCTTAGCTCTTATTGTTCTTAATGTTGCCTCTTCCTTTTGGATTTCTGATTGTATCTTTTTTAGCTTATTGATCATCTTAACACCTCACTCAGTTTAAGTTCAATGTAACAAACGCCTGTCGCGTTGGCGTTGGTAACTGCTATTTTAATCTCATCACCAGCATATTCTCTTTCTTGTCCGTCTGGTCTAAATACATAGTCTTGTGCAGATACTAAGCTCTTTTTGGCTAATACTGTGTCGTAATTAGCCCCTTGAGCTGAGTCTCGGGTAATAGTTATAGTCTCTGTGACAGCGACAGAGAAATGTATATTTATACTCTCAAGCCTAAATCTTCTACCTACTGATGTAGTAAAAGCTAAAGCTGCCGCGCTTAGATCCTGTGAAGTAGTTATCGGTATTTTTAAACTTCCCATATATTCTCCTATTTAATGTCTACGCCTTGTAAAATAGCATAACCCGAACCATTATCCGCAGACCCATTCCCCATCACGCATATCCAGCTACCTTTAGGCACTAATATTGGCTGAGCATAGCTTCTTGATACATTGTATGGCGATGTTGCAGCGGCATCTATGAATATTGAGTCCAGTACCTCAAAACCATCTCCAGAGTCTAAACTATCCGCATCATCATATCTTCTAAGCTGAAAGGTTACATTCGCCGCAGTTGTGTCTACTCCTACCGCCCAATAAGTAATTAAACTTCTTCTCTCTCCGTTAAAATGCTGAGATACTTGAGCCTTTAAACTTCCTATCGGTATGGATATAATTAAAGTATCGCCTGTTTTCTTCCTTACTGTGATCGCCCCGGCGCACTCTATGTCTACTGAGGCTTGGTCTACATACCTGAATGTAGTGCTTGAGGTCTGAACTGTCGTCCCCGCGAGAGCAAAACTCTCTGAACATTTATTGCCATTTGAGTCAATCCCTGTTACAGTAACGGTTTGTGTCGTATCTCCTGCTGCTGCGCTTAATACTTCTATCGCTTCCTCTGCTGCCAACTGAGCATAGGTCGTGTCTAATTCTGTCAAAAGAGTCGCTGCTGCGCTTAGGTCATCATCTGCCGCATACACACTCCACCCTACAACTTCATTAGGTCTATATCTATCATAGACCGCGTCTGTAGCAAAAGCAACCTTACACATTACCAAAATCACAAACATAGCCAATACAAATTCCACCCATTTTCTATAATACATATTGTTTCTCCTTTTTGTTATACAATAACCCAACTATTATAGCCGTAGCATACATTGTAGGTCCTAATTGCCATACAAACGATGCTCCCGCGCATACGCATATACATAAAAAACTAGACATTAGAGCCATAGTTTTGTAGCATTTCCTTTTAAAATTATATATAAAAACATGAGCAATCATCATAATCATTAAGATTGCCCCTATAATACCATTGGAGTATAGTATTTCTAAATACTCATTATGAGCCTGCCAAAAGTTATTATGATGCCTGATATGATAGGTGTATTTAAAACTGCCTAACCCTAACCCTGTAAGAGGAAAGGTTGCTTCAAAGTCTTTCTTAATAGGTTTATTAATATCTTGTGCGATAACTTTCCAGTTAGTGAATCTATTTGAATCTGATATGTAACCCGGAACTGCCTGGTGAATCTTTAACCCTACACCCAGACAGGCAACTAGTAATAGAATCGCTATTAAGGCTTGTCTACGCCCCTTCACAGCGAGTAAGAACAATAAAGATACAATCATACCCCCTATTGCTACTTGGCTCTGCATTAAGAGTACTATTATAATCATAAATACAGAAAGGGCTCTCTGTTTAAGGTAGAACCCTATAGGGATAAGCATCGCTATTAAAGCTGAGGCGAATGTAACATGCCCCAAAAACCCACCTAATCGTGCCTGTTCGTGGAATTGACCGTTTAATTTAAAGATTTGGTCTATCCTAACATACTGAAACCCTACATATATTGCCATTCCTAAACCCACATAAAACAAGGTTTTCAATATCAAGGCAAATTCTTTCTCACTAAAGTCGTGTCCTGCGATAGCCACGATACCTAATAAGTAAACTAACATGTATGAAAATGGCTTCCATGACCAAAATATCCCTAGAGAAACACCTTGCAGATTGAGTCCAGGACTAGGAGCAATCATTATCCCTAACCACACAAACCCCACAAATATAAAGGCAAGATAATTAGGAAACCTTTTTATCTCACCCTTATAAAGACTAAACATCCCCAGGAATAATAGAAACGCCACCGCTAAGGCGGACTTAAGTTCTCTTATATCCTGACCCTTAATAGTGATGTAGCATACTACTATCATTCCTAGGGATATTAGTTTTTGATACATATTATGATCCTGTTGCCCAGGCGCCTTTGTAGTCAACAACATACCAGTCACCACCAAATGCTACCAATTCTATCGTAGGATAAGAATCAGATGCATCATCTGGGTCAGCTGTTATCGTGACTCCATCAGTACCTTTACTATTCAAGAAGATAGCTGCATCATCTTGAGGTTGTATTGTTAAAGGTATTCCTGAAGGGTCGCCTGCTTCCGTTGAGCTTACTGGTGAACCCATTACAAACTTATACCAAAGTCCATCATTGGCAGAAGTTATAGTAGGCAAGTCAAATGACTTTCCACCCTGATCAGACGAAGTTGCGATAAATGTAGACCCACCCTCAGCTGTTGTAATCGTATCAGGTGTATCCGCTTCTTCTGTCATAGCACCTGAGTTTACTCGGTCAGCATATATCACCGAGAACTCATTGCCAGTCTGCCCACAACTAATACCACCATCGGTTGTAGGGTAAATCGCGGAATCATCTATAGTGATATTATCATCCTTATAGGTGGTTCCTGCACTCGCCCAAGGTGAAAAACTAAGCACCATAAACAGGGCAAGGATTAAAACAAGTGTTTTTTTCATCGTGTTCTCCTTTTTCCTGTTTAAGCTATTCCGGTTGATCCGAACAAACCGCGCCAATCTTTAACGCCTGCTTCAGCATGAAGCCAACCGTCAAAGTAGTATCTCTGCCTTAGGTTATCAATCCAGCTTGCAAAGTTCAAACCAGCTGTGTTTCTGATCAGCTTTAAATTCTCTACATTCGGATAGATGATATACCATGCAGTATCAGAACCGCCTAATGCCGCGTCTAAGAATGCCCACTCTACTGGTTCGTATTTACCTGAATAGACATTGATATCGCGTGTAGTAACGCCTGGTCTTTCTGTTGCTCTGTCGCTTAATACTCTTGCTACCGGGCCTCTAAGAGCTGATGGGAACACCAACTTAGGCTTACCTGCAAAGGTAACCATAGGAAGGCCATCAAGGTCATAGAAGTTAGCGCTTATCTGCTGTTCTGCGTCCTCAAGTGCATCATGAGAAAACGCGCCAGAAAGCAAGTTGTCGTAAGTCGTACCAGTTTCTTCAGGGTTCTTGTAATGAGCGTCATAGAATGTATAAAGCGCATCTGAACCGGCTGTGGTGAAACCGTTTATCAATATACCAGCAGTCTGCAACTCAAGTCTTGCAGGGCCGCCTCTACCTAATGCTGATGCCTTCGTGAGCTTAGACTGCAAGGAAGCATACTCCATCTGGTCGTTTACTTCATAAGTTACATAGAAGTATTTACGATACTTAACCGGAGTGATTGTTCCCTCATAGCCCATCACGAAGTGGTCAAGTCCTTCGTCAGAATCTTCGTCCACTTCTTCCCAAGCACCTAACCCTGATATTGCGTTATACTTAAAGTCTTTTGTCGGGTCAACTACTACATCAAAGACTTTAGGATGCTGCACATCTACTGCTCCATACGCTATCTGTACAAATTCATCATAGATAGGCGTAAAAAGATCGAGTAATTCATTTCTAGTCATGTTTTTTGCCTCCTGTTAGTTACTGTTTAGCTTTCTGTTACTACTAATCCAAAATGCCCAATAGCGTATCCATAGGTGTTAGCTGCTATCGCTAATGCACATATGTCTATTGCTGTTACAAAAAACGCCGATCCGGTTGTTACTGTGTCAGATATATCTAGGTCATCATTGTTTTCTAAGTCAATCTTTGACCCTATCGCTGTCTGAGCTATTTCCGCGTTAGCCGCTACTGGTGCAATATAAAGTGTCTTACTATCTATAGGATAATATGCGCACTCTAATGTAGCGCTTCCGCCTGAATTATCACAATCCTCTGCCGCTATGCCCATAAGAGTTGCTGAATCAAGAGCCGTAGTAGCGTTTGTCAATAAGCCTGAACCATTGTCGTGCAATACATCGCCCTTTACGATAGTAACTGTTGCGGCAATGCAAGAACGTCTGGCTGGCGGCTCATTTATGGGTATAAACCCATTAGCCTGATACCTTCTGCCTTCTCCACTCATGTTAATCTCCTTTGGTTATCTACTGCTTATAGTAGTTTGCTCACTAGCTCCATAAGAGCCTGAGTCCTGTTCGTTTATGGAATTTAGATTAAGTTTAACTTCAGGGGGGATATCATTTACATCTCTTGTGCCGTGACCATAACCACATTGAGGACAAACCTCTGGCTTGCCATCAGATGGTAAGTAACGTATATTACCTTTGCATCTTCCGCATTTATAGAATACGCATTTTCTTTTACTTTTTAGATCCGGCATTTATCCCCTTAGAAGTTCTAAACTTTTCAACTGCTGAGTCTATGTTCTTCTGGGGAGCGTTGTTTTTCTTCATCACGGATACTATCTGCTCTTCCGACTCGGATAGCTTTTCTTTAGTTATCCTGGCTCTGGGAACAGATGAGCCTATACCTTCGTCAGAGTTCATGGCGGCTAATTCAGCGGACATTTCTTCTATCTTTTGGGTCAACTCATCAATCTTGGATTGTTCACCTGTTTTACCAAGTCTTTTTTCCATTTCAGCTATTGCTAATTCAGGGCCATTCTCAGAGGTAAGATACTTAGAATCGCTTTTGGCGATTTCCGTAAATAACCTAAACTTCTCATTCTCTTTCATAATAGTCTCGGTTATTTCCTTTTCGGACATACCTTGAGCCCTTAATTCCTGACCTCTTACTTTTACATCTAAATCAGGGTGTTTAGCAATAACCCTTTTGAGCGACTCTTTCTGTTCTTCTATGAACTCAGAAGCAACATCCTGTCTTGATAGTCTATCCTTGTCTACCTTAGCTTCTTCTTTCCTGCGAGCTCTACGCTCTACCATCCACTCTGTCGCTGCAGCTAAATCATCAATAACCCATTCGTCTAATTCTTCTTTAGACATCTCCCGGCGTTGTTCTCTGGGCTTCTCTTGGTCAACTTCAAGATACTTTGCTAATCTGTCTTGTTCCTGTTTACGGAGAGTAGCTTCTATCTCCACATTTCTAGGTTGAGGTATTTGCTGGCTGAGCTTTTTATTATCAGCTTCAAGTTTTTCGAGTTTAGCCCTTAATTCTGTTGCCTCCGCAGATCCTTGGTCTTTGAGTTGTTTAATCTCATTTAAGACCTCATCAATACGTTTCTGGGATTTCTCCTGTATACGCTTGATTTTGTCCTCTGTGGATAACTTGGCTTCCTCTTCTTCTTTAGCTTTTAAATCAGCTTTTTCCTTGTCCTCAAGTACAGTCTTAGCTCTGTCCTTTTCCTCCTGAGTGCGCTCTTCTTCCTTCTTGGCAAGAATAGCATCATCGGCGGCTTTAGCCTCATCAGCTTTGACCTTCTCTTCTTGTTGCTTGATTCGGTCAGGCTCTTGGGCTTTCTTTTGCTCTGCGGACATAACAGTTTCTTTATGTTTTTCTACAATACCTTGAAGTTCTTTTTTAGCTGTGGCTACATCCATTTTAACGCTCCTTTTTTACCGAGGCAATTCCAGGTATGCCAGGCAACCTCTTTACCACATATTGTCTAAGGCTAATATGCGAAGCCCTTATATTTATTTCTTCTTTGATTTGGCTTTCTTTACTACTGCTGATTCCCCATCTGCTACTGGTTCGGCAGGTTTAACTTCTGCTTTAGGTGTTTCCTTAACCTCTTCCTTAACCGCTACTTTAGGGTTTTTAAGCTCTTCCCTGAAAACCGCGATTTTAGCATCATCTTCTTTGCGTTTCTTTTCAGCCGCGATTACATCTGCCTTGCTCATCTTTAAGTACTCAGGCTTATAGGGTGCTCTTTTGTCTTTAGGAATATACACACCCTTAGTATCCTGTGTCTTGCCTTTGCTCTTTTCGAGTTTCTTCATTACATCTGCTATCTCTTGTTCTTTTGGTGTTAATTCAGCCATTATCTTCCTCCAGTTCTTTGACTCTTGAGGCTATTACCTTAAAAGTCTTGTTTATGTCATCTAATTTACAAAGTTCACCGTATGCTTTGATTAGGTTTTGATCTCTTACTGCTTTGTTCACCTCTCCTTGTATATGCGCTTTGCGCTTGGCAAGTAAATTCTGATACGCTCTAGAACCTTGTATTGAGTTTAATTCAGCTATTTCCTGATGATTTTGGCTCATTGTGTGCCTTGTAGGTTAGGTACTGTTGGTTTAGGTTGACCTCCAGGAGTGCCCGGAATGCCCTGAGGTTGCCCTGTAGGCTGTCCTTGTTGAGCAGGTTGACCTTGCATACCCTGTGGTTGACCTTGCCCTTGTGGTGAATTAGCCATAGTATTCGCGGCTAATTCGTTTGAGGCCTGTTCAATCTTAGCGTTCTTTAGGAATTTCATAGCATTTACCATAGTCTTGAATAGATGAGCGTCAAAGTTAGGTCTGTACTCTTCATCTAATAGGTGATATTTCTCTTCTTTTTGTTTCATGTGACCTTCTAAATGCTGTAAGGCTATATTGGTTTCGCCTTCTGGCGGGTCAAAGTCCTCACCTTTCATAAACTTGTACCATTCATTGTCTAACTGTGCGCTGTCGAATTTAGACTTAGGACGTTCTCCCATGTATCTTTCGACTTCGTTATCTGATAGATTTAAGACTTCCTTATAGGTGTCAGCCCATAGATCCCAATTACCTTGTGGGTTGACTTGAGGTTGTAGCCACATACACCCTTGAGAAGCCTCTACAGCCCATAATTGAAGCTCTTTACGGTAAGTCTTAGAGCCTGCTACTGTGTCAGGGGTCATCTGTACGCTTGTATCGCCCCGTAGCGAGTCGATTGATAGGTTAGGGAAGAGTTGCTCGCCATCTTCGCCTACTATCCTCTCAGCAAGCCCTTTCGGGGGATAATCCTGATATAGTTCAAACCACATTCCAACTGCTTCGCTTGTGTCTTGTATAATACCTGATGCACTCAATCCAAAGCGTGTTTCAGAGTTCTTGTCTATTAGAATATCCCTTGTTGCTGTGCCGGATACACCTTTACCGGTAGTCTGAAAGAAAGTTGCCGCGCCTGTAAGTTTTTCTAGGATTTCAAAGAGTATTCGCATATCGCTCTCTGCCCATGCCATTGAACGAGATAGATTAGGGAAGTAAACCGATTCATTAGGTCTACCACCGACGGGATAAGACACCCCCGGCTCTAGCTTAAAGACTTGTTCGGTATATCCCTCATCAGGATTATGAAACCCAAACGGACAATTCTCTACATACTGGAAGTCTGATTTCTGATTGAATACATTGTGAAACGCATTTATAAGAGGTGCGATAGTCTGCATTAAGGAAGTGCCTCTTATCTGGCCAGGTTCTTTGACTAACGCACCACCTGTGAATGGTACTTTACCAGAACGATTAATTACTCTTAAAGGCTTACCTGATAGAAATTCCTCGTTGGTTAGGTCTACTATGACTCTGTACTTTTCTTTTCTTCCGTCTTTGGTGTGAAATCCATACCATTCATAAAGGTCTACAGGAGTACGTCTTATGTCATCATTATCTAACTTAGCTGAACTGTCTATTCCTTGACTCTTGAGTTTCTCGGCACCTAAGACTCTTACCTTCTCATTGAAAGCGTGATTCCGAAGTTTCTTTTTGTACTCTTCTACATCATTAGGTGAAAACACTTTACGGTCTATATAATCTAATACTGTCTCGCCATCTAGATGTAATATGTGAATAAAGAACGGTAATTCTTGAATATTCTTTCCATATTCAGGCATCAAGATATCGTCAATATCAGGAATGTTCTCTATCATACCCTTTACCATCTTGACCTTCTCGGTCTTTATATTGTACTTATAGGTATCGCCTTTAGCGTTCTTAATAGGGATTCTCTTATCAACCCACTCTTCCCATCTCTTACGATAAATCTTATAAAATGCTGACCCTACAACTATCCTATTATGAATAAAATCATAAACCTCTGGTGCTGCATTGGCTTCCTGTTTGCCCATACCCCATTTGGTGAATTTCTCTTGATTGTTCCTGTTGTCTATGTCTAACTTACCTACAGCTACAAAGTTAATTGATTCAGGGTTCCAGCAGGTAGCAAACAAGGTGGCTTGGTATGAATCTGCAATAGCCCTTGCAAGCCCTAAGTTCCTATCTGCCTGCCAATCCCTCTTGGTAAGGTTTTCAAGCTCAGAAGGGGGTCTCATATGGTAGTGTTTAAGGTCTAGTTCCTTCTGCTTGATGTAGGACTTTTGGATTAACTCTCCAAACTCCACATCTGAACGGATTATCTTTAATAGGTCTTTACGCTCTTGGGCCGCGAACTTATCGCTCTTAGGGTTCTCTACTATATCTGAGACTGTTTTGGTTGATACCTTAGATTTAACCATTTACGCCTTCTTTCTTCGCCTTGTCAGCTAAGTCAAAGAGCTTCCTTGTGGCACTAGCAGCTAAAGGATTCTTGTTAATCCTCTGCTCTCTTAGCTCGGATTTGCTCTTGTCTACCATCTGTTTGTGCATATCATCTAGGCGTTTGCTTATCATTTCCTCATTACCTTGTTTGCGAAGCTACGCATTGCCCCGGGTGGAGGCGGTGCGTTCTTCATTGCTTTAGCCATATCCATACTTAAACGGGTCTTATTGAGGATATGTACTAGCTCTATCTGCCCTATATCAAGTTTACCTCTTGTGGTATTACCTACAAATACAGACACGCCTAAGGCACTCTTAGAGCTGTTTATAGCCATACAGATAACCTCAGATAGTTCTATAAATGAATTTGGATCAGCTTTGTATCTTGCATCACGCTCTTGTCTTAGCTCTTCTGGGGTTTTTTCCTTTACCTCTTTGGTGTCAACTGTTTCGGTCATTACTTTCTCCTTGATTTTCTGCGTGATTTAGGCTGTCCAACTCCTTTACCACTTCCGTCTCTGCGCCTTACTCCGCCACAACTTCCATTCCCTCTAGCCATAAATCTCCTTAATATGCTTTGTTACGTTCTGGTTCAAACTGTTTAGCGTTGCCTGTGTATCTTGGGTTACTCATTACGAGATAACGTACGAGGTCGCAATAATCTTTATATTTCTCTTTTACGCCTACCTTGTCTTTAATGTCTCCATCCATTGAAGTTATGTCTTTCCTTGAGTATCTTGATAAATGCCTGATTGTATTATGACAGTTATCGGTTATGAAAATCTTTGGCTGAACTACTATTTCGTTGTCTTTTGTCTCATAATGTAGGAACTTTCTAACCTCTAAGTGTCCTGCCTCTAACGCGTCTATAGCATCTTTGTAGCGTAATCCAAACTTTGCAAGGTTCTTTACGGGCGTTGTGTTACTCTGTCCACCTTGTCTTTCTGCTAACTGAACTGTCTTATTACCAAAATTCGGATCTATTATCCTATGCTTACCGTTTAAAACTCTGTGTCCGCATATCTGATATATCGCCTCTTCGCGGTCTTTGATAATCTTAGCGTACTCTAAATAGGTCTTGTCATCAAAAAACATCTCGTTGAAGTTACGATTGGGGTACTCATCAAAGATGTAAACTGTGCCTGTCTTGTGTACTCCGGCCCATGCCATTGCCCAGGGCTTACGATCGTGTGGATCTAATACTGTGTAAATCGTGCAATCTCTTAAAGGTGCGTCATCAAAGGGGATAACGTGTATGTTTTGGCTGAACTTCATGTATATTTTGCCAGATAGATTGATCGGCATTCCATATATACGACACATTATCTCATCTAAGGGCATGAACTTTACTTCTTCTGCTACCCTGTCTTGGCTAATATAAGGGTTTTCGGAAGTCCAGAACATATAAAACCTAACGCCCTTCTTCTCTACTATTCTGGGTAAATCCTTATTTAATAAAGGCGCGTATTGCGATTCTATTACATCGTGCCCCTCAAACATATCCTGTATTAGGTCTGTTACGCCCTTAATTGAGGTCATGGTGATTAACATCTTGCCATTTCTGTCCATTAACCTCATGCGTTGTTCTCTGTAAATGTCATTCGGAGGCTCTTCATCATTCCAAATACCATCTAAATCTTCACCCTGGAATGACTCTCTGCCCTGATCATAGGACTTAAATATTATCATTGAGCCATTATCAAAGAGCAACTTCCTATTAGGGAAGCCTGTTATTTCGTTGTAATACCCATATTTGAGTCTGTTTTTTGGTACGAGGTCCCATATCTTGCGCTGCTGTATGTTAACACTGTCCGGGAAGCTCTCTGCGACTGCCCACCATCTTTGTTTGGGGGAGTTGGTGCATTTTGTAATAACATACTCAGCACCACACTCGGTTTTACCACTACGGTTCCCCCCAAAGGCACAAACTGTCCTTGATTCATCTTGTTTAAACTTATATTGCATGGGGAGAGGACTAAAGAACGTAAGGGGATTGATTTTTCGCCTGTACGCCAGTTCCTGTTCAATTTGCACTTCCCTTATTGCGTCTGCTTTTGAGTACATTAGCCATTTCCATTAGTTCTTCCGGTGTCTTGTCGTTTAAATCTTCATATAAAAACTCTTTTACGGTATAGTCTACTTTCTTTGTGAGCTTGCCTTGTAATTCATAAGCTAATTTTAAAGCACCTAATCTAACAGTGCTATCAGGACTCTTTGCAATATCTTCTCCTGACACAAAATGTCTTTCCGCATTTAAGAGTTCAATGTGTTTTTCTAATAGCTTCTCATCACTTAAACCGTTACGCTGATAGAGTTTATTGATTGCATCTTTAATGTAATGTTTGGTTAAGTTCTCTGATGCCACTACTTTAAGTGTATCTTCGTTACCTTTATAGCCTGCCAATTTAGCTGCCTGAGTTCCATTACCACTTGTTTCAAAATAGTATTTTATGAATTTAGTTTGCTTCAAGGTGAGTTTTGTTCTTGCAGTTTTTTTCTTCTTTCTCGTCGACATAATTATCCTTTAGTAAATAAAAAAGGAGTAAACATACATCGCGATGTCTACTCCTTAAAAATAATTGCGAAGGCGCTACCCTCGCTTCACTTTAAATATATCACCCTAATACACTTGTGTCAATACCGAAGTTTCAATTTGTAGCTTTTTCTAATTTTGCCCCATGCGATATCCTAGCGTACTTAATCCTTAACCTGTCAAATTCTTTCTTGGGTATTCCGACCATTCAAAGCTTACCTCTTGGCATCCAACTAAATCCTACGCCTTCTTCTCCTAATGTATAAGTAGCAAATAAAAGTTCTTCCTTAGTTCCCGGGTCTGTTATGCTTCGCCATTGCTGTTTCGGCATAATCACCTACTTTCTATTTACTGCTTCTATGAGTTCATTAATTTTGTCAGCTAATCTTGCTATTAAAGTATGCGCTTGGTTTACCGCATCTTCTGGTAATCCATTCCAGAATAAAGTGTCTAACTTCTCTATCTTATGGGGTTTTGGGGTATACTGAGCTATACAATCACAAGGATACGGTTTGATACCACAATTCGGACATATTTTTGGATTTTCTTTCTTAACATAGTTCTTCTCTATGTAGCCAGAGATGGCTTGGATGCAACCGTTAGTGCTTGCCTGCGACCTACCGTGGCGATCCCACCAGTTTCCAAATTCCTCTATTATCTTCTCTATCTCTTTTTTCATCACACTCCTTTTAGTTAACACTTCCAAGCTCTCTATCATAAGAGTTTTTTCTATATTTCCACGCATCGCGTTCCGCATCTGCTTGTTCACGCTGAGCATCTAACACCTCTTGGTGGCGATCCCGTTCTTCCCATTTCCTTTCCATTTTTTCTATTGTTTTGTCTAAACTATAATCTACGTAACCATAACATAAACTACAACTAAACACTAGCAATATTGCTATTAAATATCTCATCTGGCTCCTTCCATTTGGTTAAATGCCACCCTCCGCAAAAGCTACATTCATAGGCCCTGGGAGTGTGTTCCATTATCTTGTTCCGGCGCAGGTGCTTTATGATCCTGTTTGCGTGTTGCTTGCTTCGGTATCTTACCTTGCGCTTGCATTCTCCGTATTCTGTCATTTTATTTCGTCTGGTGATACTTGGCTTATAGCTTTGTCTATCTCTTCTGCTTCTGCCTTTGCCTCAGCTTCAATCCTTTGAAGCTCACTGAACGCGCCCTCTATTCTTAATAGTTCTTCGTTGATTTTAATGCGCTGCTGCACCAGTTCAGCGTATCTCTTCTGCAATTCCTCTGCTCTTGTTGCGAATGCCGGCATTGACACTGCTATGATAGCTATTACTACTATTACTGCTAACAACTTCTTCATGCTTGCTCCTTTCCGTTAAATGCAACGACCCATTTTGACTTGATACCCCACAACACCCCTTGTGGAGTGTCAATCTTAATACCCTCGTGGCTCGCATCCTCAATCCTGGCTATGTACACTAAATCCCCTTTCTTCAATCCATATTTATACTCTGGGCCAACAGAGATAGCTTCACCTAAGAACTCAGCTCTGTATTGGTTACGAGTTCCGGGAACTATGATTGAGCCTATCTTTTCCTTGTATTTTATCTTGACTAAAACCATATCCTTGACCGCGTGAAACTCTCCGTTTCTTTCTATGGCAACTATACTATCATGGGTTATACTGATTAAGTCCTTATCTTCATACTTAAACCTCTTCCAGGCATACTTGCGTGGGTAGATTATATCTCCTATTAGAATTTCCGGCACTGATGAGTCTATTACTGTTGCCTTAGTTATGACCTCTCGTTTAGAGCCCCCTGTGGCTAGGTAGATTAAATCTATCTTCTCATATACTGACTTCTGTTCTGCGATTATTTTACCTTTTGTTGCTTTTAGCATATCGACTCCTTATTTGATATATTACACATATAAAAAACCATATCGCACCTAAGCTCACTATAACTACATCTATCCAGTAATTTTTAGCCCACCATAGATCTAACCAATCAAAGAAATTAGCCATCTTATTATTTTCCCCCAAAATAAACCAGAGATTACTCCAACCGCAAAAATTAAGATTAATCTATCTCCGCTGTCTTTATAAAATTTCACCACTTTACCCCCTCAAGTTTAGTTGGCTCCCATTTAATATAATCCACATCATACATCTCAACATCCTCGTTCGCTGAAATCATCTTGAAGTAATCTTCGCACTCTTTCTTGGTCTTACCTTTGGCTATTACAAGTTTAGCGAGTTTCATTGGCTTATCTCCTCAGTATCTTTAGGCTGTGCGTCATATATTGTCTGGGCTAATCCCTTTATAGCACCCTCATTAAGATATATAGCGTTGCAAGGGTTTATTTGACCTTTTATTGGTATGTTCTGTATCTTATCCTTTATTATCTTCTCTATATCCTCAACTAATAATCCTCTCCTTGCAAACTTCACCATCTCCATAGCTTTCCATAACGGAATATCTAACTGCTCTGCCATCTTAGCTGTGGTGCAGTTGTAGTCTATCTTAGGCATATTATATCTCCTTTACTTTTAATATACTTGGTAGGTTGTCGGAGAGGAGTTGGGCTAATTTTATAAGTGCAACCCCTAAATCGCTTAAAATATATCCTGTTCCTTCACAATAAACACACCCGTCAAGACATCTACTACAAGTAACCCTATATGTATTAGATAACCCTTCATTGTAAAGATATGTAAATATAAGTTCCTTAGTTGCCTTAACATCCAACTCCACTTCTACCTCACCTTGGGCTGTGAGTGCGTCATTATAGCCAAATCTTTCAGGTCTACCTATAATCAAGTCCTTCTTCCCCAACATCACTCCTGGTATGTCTTTGAGTTTCATAGTGTCATCTCCTTTCTGTTTAAGGTATAGTCACATCTTGCCATTTATAACCTCCAGC